ACAAAGAGTTATCATAAAACATATGAGAAGCCCTATATATAGAAAAGAATATCCCCCGAAGGGGATTGTTCTATGAAGCAAGGTTCTTCTTGATAAGCCTAAAGAGTATATCTTTAGCTTTACTATTAGAAGGGAATGCACCGCCAAAGATTATAAGATCTTTGTTTGAGCATTCATGGTACATCAACCCTGACTTTAGATTAGGATATTCTACAGAGAAGTCAGTCCAGACCTTGCGGGCAACTGCTTTCTTAGATATAAACTTAATACCGAAGGTGTTAGGTTGATTAGTTGGGTATTCAAACCCGAAGTCTTCTAAGCCTAATAGGAAAGAAGACATAGCTTTTGTATCTGTTTTCATAATATAGTTTAGACATAGACATAGACTTAAATAAGTAAAACATATGAGCACTGGTGAGCATGAGCTTGTAGCAGAGCTTCCTAGCTACCATACCCATCTAGCTTCTTCTTCTGTTAGAAAAAAACATTTTACTAGACTAGATTTAGGATTGCCTAGTATAAAACATGGGGGGTAGGGGGGAAGTTGTGAGAGGCCGGGGTTGTTTTATAGAAGACCCCACCCCCTGGTACATATAGTATATTTGCCATACCATTTCCTATATACCCTACAAGATCTTGTTTTTGTTCTTATATATATGTATATTTAATATATGGAAGAATGGGAAGTATTACTCCGCGAAAAGTTAGAGCTTGAGATTCCGGAAGGGATCTATTCTATAGAGATGGAAGGTAAGAAGTATCTCACCGGCAGAAATGGTATTATTGATTATCTGGTATATAAGGAAAGAGAAGTTAGGTTGAGTGGAAATAAGTGATATCTTTGCACCTATAAATAAACCAACAATATGAAAGTAAAACCATTAGCTAACAGGGTGATCATTTCACCAACAGATCAAGAGACAGAAGAGGTAAGAGCCTCCGGATTAATTACCATGAAAAAAGAACTGCCTCCTTCCACTCGTGGAAAAGTAATGGCCATAGGAGAGAAGGTTTCAGCTGATGTTAAAGTAGGAGATCTTGTTCAATATGGTCAGCACTCAGGAATCATTTTTGAATGGGAAGAAAAAGAATATTTAATTATGCGTGAACCAGATATTATTTGTGTATTGTAAAAAATAAAGCCTAACTTTAAAGGCTTGTTCTATTGATATGTTTTTAGGGAAAACAGTAAAAGATCCTCATTAAGAAATTTTTGAGGATTTTTTATTTTGTTATAATAATAATATGTATATTAGTACTTTATTTATAAAGTATAAAACATGGATCCAATAAGTTGGGATGCTCTAAAAGCAAGAGGTCAGATAATTAACTTAGCAGATATCAATAGAGACAAGGATTATTTTGTTCTTGGTCATTATGATAATAGACGCAGGGAGTATCAATGGACTGACTATCCTTTATATCTAGTAAAGGCTTCTGATATTCTTGGACAAATAAATTTTGTAGATAAACAAAAAGTAAATTCAAACACAACATTCCAAACATTATTAAGTACATATATAGATGTACCTTTTATGACTCTTACAACTCAAGAGTTAGGTGGACCAACACCGGGAGCACTTGGAAATTATCAAATACATTTTTCAGCTAGCTATCAACTTTCAGATCTAGGATCTTCAGCTGAATTCATTTTAAATATTGATGGAGTAGATATACTTCCTACCGAGGTGATAGAGTCTCCAAATAATACAGGTATCTATAGAACAAGTATAATCTGGCAAGTAGATAGTTTACCAGCCAATAAAGTAATTAAAGTAAAATTCAAAATCATACCAATAACTCCTACTGTATCTACATTAACTGTGTTTAATAGAGTATTGATGATTGATGGTGCTAACACATTAAATGTAATATAACATGGAAGACACAACAATTGAATCTCTAATAGCTAACAATCTAGTATTGACTAAAGCAGATCTTATTAATCCTGCTAATGATTATATAGTTGTTGGTATGTATCAACAAGGTACTAATAAGTATAGAGGAGCCGGAACAAGCTATAAGAATTATGCACTTGCTCTTAGTGAAATTGCTGGAAACAGTGTTAGTAATAGTAATAAGAATATAATAGTAGTAGATTCAGTTTTTGGTGATGATGCTTCAGCAGCAGCTGCTGGCAACTATGACTTTAACAAACCTTTTCAGACTATTAATAATGCTGTAGCTAATGCTAATAACGGAGATACTCTTTGGGTACTAGGAGGAACTTATACTATTCTAAACAATCTTCTAGATAAACAGCTGACTATTTATGCATGGAATTGTCAATTACTATTTAGAGGACCACAAACAGGATCAATTTTTACAGAACTTACTATTAAAGGTAATGCTGATATATATATTTTATCTGGTGCAGCCTTTAATACAACACCTTGTGTGAATGCTAATATAAACATAGAGTGTAATGTATTGTATGCATATGAAGATGTACCTTTTTATCTAGATCATCAAGACTATAGTCAAGCATGTTACTTTACATTAAAAGCAAATTACTTAGATATACAAGGTGTATTCTTTGCTTTTATAGCATTAAACTATAATGTAAATGTTGATGTAACAACCTTGGAAAGAAATGGACCAACTCCACCTTTTTCTATGGGAGATTTTTGGTTTACTAATCTTGGTGCTGGTGCTGTTACAGGATTTGATACAACATCTAGATTTAACTTTGGTAGTACTAACATTAGTTCAAAGAGTGGTCACTCTCTTATAAAGTTAGACTATGGTGCACCTGAAAATAAATACTTTGTAACAGGTAATTACTTTGCAGAAAACTATGCTGGAGTAAGTGGTCCAACAGCTATTGTTTCTCATGATACTTCACAAAGTTTTGTAGAGATAGATGCCACAATGAATCTTATAGGTGTAAGTGTTTATGTTTCAAGAGGTGCTGCATCACAAGCTATAATCAAAGGTAATATTATCCATGATTCTAATACTTATGTATCAGATTTTGCTTCTTGCTATTATATAAGAGATGGCAAATTAAAACTGTATGCTGATACTAGAAGTATAGGTAATCAAATTCTTGTTGTACCTGCAGTAACTGCATTAACTCCAGAAATAGATATTAATAACTGTAAGCTAGTTAATGCAGGAGGTCTTAATAATATAATCCTTACTCTACAAGCGGCTTGTACACTAAGAATATTTAATGCCAAGTTTATAGTAGATCTTGCTAATACATATTCAGCTACAGCATCAACAACATTACTAGCAGAAGTTTATTCATTATATGATAATGTAGCAATGGATGCTACTATAGGTAATAGTTTGGGTACAGGTTCACCAGATCAATCAATAGGTGAGCTTACCAATACAAACATGACAGACATAGGATTTTAACATTTAAAAATAACACAATGAAAATATCAATCAATACATTAGAAGTAAAAGCAGAAGGTACAAATGGCACATCTATTAGCCTTACTAATATAAACTTTAATACAGAGGCTACTAAACTAGGAATGTCTAATAAAGTTGTAGACACTGAATCTCTTTCTTCTGGAGAAAAAGCAATAGTGGCTGCATTTGTTAATCTTATAAACAGCAAGTAATCATGAGTGTAGGCAACTTAAAATAATAGAACAATAAAATGGACATATTTAATATACAAGCTCTCATAAAAGAAGGAAGACTTATTATAGCTAATGATGTTGACCCAACTGAATCATATCTACAAGTAGGTGTTTTTCAAAAAGGTAATAGACCGAGTAATGCTAGTAACGCTGACACCTATCGTTCTTATGCACTTGCTCTTAGTGAGTTATCAGGAAGTTCACTACCTATAGTGCGTTATGTTTATTTAGTACAAGATGCTAGTGATGCCCTTCGTATGGGTGGCACTGCAAGTAATGTATACACTACTTTTCAAACAGCTTATGATGCAGCTAATACTTTACAACTAACTTTAGGTGGATCAAATACCGTTGTTATACTAGTTGGAAATACTACCGCTGCAACAGTAGGTAATCTTACACTTACAGCAAACTATAACCGGTTTGTCTTAATAAAAGGGATAAACCTTTATAGCTCTATTCTTGGAAATATTATAGCTACAAATAACCTAGGTGATGGATATCATGTGGGTGTAAATACCAGTACAGCTGTTACTATAACAGATGTAAGAATTGGAACAATAAGTACTAATGCAACGGGTGCTACAGGAACTTCAGGAAATGTGTCTACTCGCCTCAATGCTGTCCAGTTAGGTAATATAGACACGTCTATAACAAACACATTAAACACAACAGGAAATGGGGGGTCAGTTACTGTAAGTGTTAATACCAATAATTTTGTTGTATTTGGAAACATAACAACTTCAAGCAAAGGCCCAACAAGTTCTGCAGGATCAGTTGCCATTGTTGCGGCTTCTTTTTCATTTAGTCAAATTATTACAGCAAATGGAAACTTAAATGGAAATGTAACACTTGGTGCAATACAAGGAAGCTTTTTTGGAAACCGTGTTAAATTATCAAGTGTTGGTGGCCTACAATCAGCATTTACAATGCAGAATGGACAAATAAGTCAATTAGACCTATCTACAGCAGGCAGCATAACCCTTACGGAAGCGGTAGTTGGAAGTCTTGCTGTAGTTAACACTAGCCCAACACTTACTCCTAATACTTTAACCATTATAGATTCAAGACTTATTAATAAGACAATTTCCGATTTGTTAACAGTAATAACAGCAAAACTAAGCTCTTTCAATTCTATAGAACAAGTAGGTGATAATTCTATTATCTCAAATTGTGTATTTGATGGTATAGATACATCAGGAATCAGTCCAACAATAAGTGAAATTGGCACAGGTTGTTCAATATACAATTGCACTGTACTGCAAGGATCCTTAGGTATTGATAATAGTTTACCAGTAACTGTAAATGGTTTTGGAACTATATTTGTAAATGGTGTAGGAGCAAACGTAACAATAATTTAAAACATATAATTATGAGCATAGGTAATACAAAAGACAAGAATAATAATTATGGTAATAATTACCCATACCAACTAGCTAGTCTAAAACTATTAGGTAATATAAGTGATGCTGTTAGTAATCAAGTTGTTGGACCTATGGCTAACGATGCCTTTGGTAGACTAAGAGTATCTAGTCCTTTAACACTATTTGATTCATCTCATAGATACAGAGACAATGGTTTGTGGAATACTTCTACAGCTAGTGGAGGTGCCGCTGTGTTTAGTGCTAATGAAGGTTTAGTTAATCTTAATGTAAATACTACTAGTGGTTCACAAGTACTGAGAGAAACTACAAAAGTATTTTCTTATCAGCCAGGTAAGTCTTTACTAGTGTTTAACACTTTTGTAATGGCTCCTGCTCAAACTAACCTTAGACAAAGAGTAGGTTATTTTGGTACACAAAATGGACTATACATTCAGTTAAACAATAGTACTTTAAGCTTTGTAAAAAGAAGCTTAGTTACAGGAGTTGTTACAGAAACTGTTGTAAATCAATCAGCCTGGAGTGTAGACAAAATGGATGGCACCGGCCCATCTGGTGTTACATTAGACATCACTAAAGCTCAGATTCTCTTTATGGATATTGAGTGGCTTGGTGAAGGTACTGTAAGATTAGGCTTTGTAATAGATGGTAATTTTATACTTTGCCACAGATTCAACCATGCAAATATTATTACCTCAACTTACATTACAACTGCTTCTCTTCCTCTGAGATATGAGATAACTAACACAGGAGCAACTGCAATTTCTAGTACACTAAAACAAGTATGCTCTACTGTAATCTCAGAAGGAGGATATGAATTAAAAGGTACACAACAAACTGTAGGAACACCTATTACAGCCCCTACAAATTTAGCTGTTGCTGGTACATATTATCCTGTTATAAGTATAAAACTTGGAGCAAGTTATTTGGATGCAGTAGTAATACCAAGTGCTTTATCTATAATGGGTGTTTCATCAGGTATTTACAACTGGAAAGTAGTAGCTACAGGAACAACAACAGGAGGAGCATGGGTTCCTGCTTCAGCAACATCTGCTGTAGAATATAACATTACAGGAACAAGTTTTGCTTTAGGTAGAACTTTAGCATCTGGTTTCCTTACATCAAGTGCACTAGCTTCAGTAGCACTAGATATTTTAAAAGAAGCCTTGTTTGCTTTTCAACTAGAAAGAGACAGTTTTACAAGTACCCCTTATGAATTAACCTTAGTAGTAGCAGCTAGTACAAACACAGAACTTGTATATGCTTCTATGGACTGGGAAGAAGTAAGTAGATAAACATATTAACTTTAAACTATGAAAAAATATACAGTAGAAGAGCTTAAAGCTCAATTCCAAAAACACAATTATGAGTGGCTTCCATTTCACTTTGTAGGCATTAGATCTACAGCTAACTTACCTAACCAGTTTGATGACTTGTTTGGTATGGTATATGGTGATAAAGTAGAATGGTTTACATGCACTACTAACCCAGGTACACACTGGTTAAAGAACTTGCTTAATCCAAAAGGTACTGCATTACTTAAAGCTAACCAGTATAAAGATACTTGGTCTATAGGTATGCACCAAGGAAAGTACAAAGCTTTTTGCCAAGTTAAACCGGTAGAAGTATTCCGTGACAAAAACTTAGATGACAAAGCAGAAGAAACAGCTACTATAGACAAAGGCTTGTTTGGTATAAACATCCACAGAGCTAATGAGAAGTTTACTTCTAAGCTTATAGACAAGTGGTCAGCCGGTTGTCAAGTACTTAACAATCCAGCAGACTTTGCTAAAATATTGTTTGCTGCTGAGTCTAGTAAGCAAAAGTTTTTTACATACACTTTATTAAAAGAATTCTAATATGAAACTACCTATATCTTTCAAAGACTTTTCTAAAGACCCAGTTAAAGGTCTTTTATTCATAGTATTATTAGCAGTAGGCTACCTTTACTATGACAACAAAGCTAGCTACCAAGCTCAAACAAAAGAGTACAAAGCTCAGTATACTGACTGTGGTGTTAAAGTAGAAGCTCTAGAAAAAAAGCTTGATCAGAAAACAGAAAGACTTAGAAGAGCTGATAGTGTTATGGCTATTTCAGTAGCTAGATTAGAAGTGTTAAATGAAATAAATCAGATAAAATGAAAAAGTTAATAATCATCAGTTTGGTCATACTCTCTTCTTGTCAAGATAATTCTGCTCCAAAAGTAGAAGAAGCTTTTGTAATGGATACAGTTGTTTTACTTGACACAACTAGAATAGACTCAATTTCAGAAAAAATCTCTACTCTTTTAATAAGCACAGAACATGTTGAGAAAAAAGTAACAGAGATTAAAGCAATGAAGAAAGAAAACACAAGTCTTAAAAAAGAACTTGTAGAAACTAAGGCTGAGCTTGAAGAAGTTAAAGCTGTATTAGCAGATACAACTAGTGAAGTAAAAAAGAAAAAAAGAACATTTTTACAAAAAGTAATATCAACAATTAAAAAAGACACAGCACAATGAAAAAGTTTTGGACAATGTTTGATGACAACAACAGCATCAATGAAAAAGCAGTAGTAGGCTTTATAGCCTTTATAGTAATGATCCTTTTTGCCTTTGTAGATATAGGCACAGGAATAGTTAATAGACCTTTACTGGTTAATGAGTTTATCTTCAACTCATTCCAAGTTATAACAATAGCTTGTTTTGGTATAGCCTCTGTAGATAAGTGGATTAATAAAAAGCACAATACAGAAGAAAGTGGGAACAATTAAGCAACACTTATTAGCATTACTAGGATCACTTGTAGTTTATTTTCAACCAGTTTATAGTATACTATTATTAGTAGGATTCTTTGTTACTATGGATACCATAGCTGCAATGACTGCTGCTTATAAACAAGGTGAGCCTATAACATCAAGAAAATTCAGAACTATATTTCCTAAGTTTATAATATATGGTGTAGCTGTACTAGTATCACATGTTATACAAAGACAGTTTTTTCCAGACGTTCCTGCCACCAAGATTATAGCTGGCTATATTGTTTATAGTGAGTTACTTAGTATAGATGAAAATATAGAAAAAATAACTGGACAAAGTATGTTCAGGCTCTTTATTAAAATGCTTAAGAAGTAATGACAGAAAAAAAATATTCTTTTGACTGGATTAAGGTAAGCCTTATAGCTGCTGTTGTTATAATGTTTGGATTACTAACCAGGCAGTGTGATGATACTAAAGCTGTAGAAACTGATCATCTTAAAGACAGTCTAAAAACAACTATAAGAAATCAAAATAGAATAGCCGATAGCTTAAAGCTTGTAGCTAATAGTAATGACTCTGTAAGACTAGAGTACATAACTAAGTGGAGAACTAAGATTAAAACTATAATCCAACATGACTCTATTCCTTGTGATAGCATTCTACCTATGGTTGTAAGCACATGTGATTCAATCATTTCAAAAGATAGTATTTATATTAAAGATCTTAGAGACATTATTTATACAGATAGCATAATCATGGATAGTCAAGCTCAGGTAATGGTCTTAGATTCTATAAAGATTGCTAAGCTAGAGAAAGATGTAACAAAATTAAAGAAACATAGAAAATGGCTGTTTGGTTCAACAGCTGCACTCACAGGCATTCTGATATTATCTAGAAGATAGGAGTTAAACTTTTAAAGTATAAATTTGGTAAGTTTAAACTTTAATAGTATATTTGTTTAAATTTAAAACATATACTATGGCAAAAGAAACCAACACTGAGCCTCAAGCTGAAAAACTAACATCAGAACAGCTAGAAGCTAACCGCATCAAAGCATTAAACTTTTACAAATTACAAACTGAATTACTCACTGCACAAGCTGAGTATGAAAAACTAATGGCTGACATTGAGCAATCTCGCGCCAAGAGGATGGAGATGATTATACGTCAAGCACAGATGGCAAACCCGCCAGAACAACCTGAAGAACCTGAAGAAACTAAAGAAAGAAAACTAAAGAAATCATAATAGTCAAAACAAACCAACATGGCTAAGTTTAATGTAGTAGAAAAAAAAATAAGCATGTCTTTGGATGATATTATTAAATTCCAAATTATGCTATACTGCTATACTCATAAGATTGTAATCAGTGAAGCTGACTTAACTTGTCTAACATTGCTCGGCCTTAATAAAAAGGCTGAGCTTTCAGACTTTTGTAATGCTTCTTGTGCAGCGGATCAGAGAGATAGAGACACAGAATTACCTTACCAAAAGGCTATATTCAAAACTCCACAAACTGTAAGAAACTGTATTGCTAAGATGCGTAACTTTAATCTTATAAATAAGGATACATTAAGTCATAGTAAAATGATTGAATTAAATCCTGAACTGAGTATTCAAGGAGAAGGTAATATATTGTTAAACTTTAAAATGTATCATATTGGTACCCAAGAAAGCTAAGGATTTTAAAAAACCTACAGCTGAAGACTTAGGTTTACCGGAGAATCTAGTAAATGATGTAATTGATTTTTACTGGGCTAAGGTTAGAAAACATATATCAGCTTTAGATTATGATAACATAAGCATTCCTAATCTAGGAGTTTTTAAAGTTAAGCATTGGAAAATAGATGAAACAGTAGAGAAGTACAAACTTCATATAAGCAGAATGGAAGGCAAGTTTACAGAGCATATAGTAAAAAGAGATTTAGAAGAAAGAATAGCTAAACTTCATCTGGTTAAAAAATCAGTAGAAGAAACTGAATTAAAATTTAAAGAAATAAGAGATGCTAGAAATAATAAAAACAATATGGAAGAACAAAGCCCTGATATGGGAGGGCTTTCTAAACAGTCTGATCAAGAAGGAACCTGTAGAGAAGATTCATAATAAAAGAATGAAGATCTGCAGTACTTGCCCAGAACTAGATCCACAAGGATCAAAATGTGTAATCACTGGTACTCAACCTTGTTGTGGTATTTGTGGTTGTAGCTTAGCTATGAAATTAAGATCTATGGATTCTGAATGTCCACATCCTGATGGTCCTAAATGGAAAGCTGTAGAACTATGAGTAATAAACAGAAAGAAGCAAAAGAATATCACAAATGAACACACAGTATACTCTAAAAGATCCTGTAATAAAGGATGTAAGACAGTTTGCAGAAAACTTCAGACATCATCTTATTTTAGATAATAAAATAGAGCTAGACGAATTTGAAGGATTAAATAAACTTATAGCATCTGAAGATGCTGAGAGTATTAACTTAGCAATAATTATGATGGAGCAAAAGAGTAACAAATGAATATGAACACCTGGATAGCTGAAAGAGAAAAACAACATCTAGCTCAAATAGCTATTGAGACGGAGCGTCAGCTTATGTGGGGTGATAACTCTTACAAAAGAAATGCGCTTAGGCTAGATCTTGCTGATTTATATAAACAAGGCAAAGTAGATTTAGCAGAGCAAAAAAGAATTATGGATATGATAGATTCTCCAGCAGGAGAAGATCTAACCTTTGCAGAGATCCTTATAGAAACAATATCAACTCAAAAATCAATTCAACATGTCAGTAACATTTACAGCGGGAAATCACAAATATCAGAGCTTAGATCCTAATGAAAGGATAGACTGGGTAAGCGTAACTAGTTTTGTAGGACAGTTCAAGCAAAAGTTTGATCCTGTTGCCCAATCTATTAAGTCATCTAAAAATAAAAATTCTAAGTGGTTTGGTATAGATCCTAAAAAGATTCAAGAGATCTGGTCAGGTGAAGGTGATCGTGCAGTAACAGCCGGTTCATGGTATCATGATGAGAGAGAAGCAGACATTACAAGCATTGATACTATTCAGAGATCGGGTGTAGCTGTTGCTATTATTAAACCAATTTGGGAAGGTGGAATTAAATATGCACCTAACCAAAGATTGACAGAAGGGATTTATCCTGAACATTTTGTATATTTGAAGTCAGCAGGTGTGTGTGGACAATCAGATAGAGTTGAGGTAGTAAAAGGTGTAGTAGATGTTATTGATTACAAAACTAATAAAGAAATCAAAAAAAATAGTTTTGTAAACTGGGAGGGTAAGTCTCAGAAGATGACTGGGCCTTTATCTCATTTAGATGATTGTAACTTTAACCATTATGCTTTACAATTAAGTACCTATATGTATATTATTCTTAAACATAATCCTCAGTATAAAGTTGGAAAGCAAATGCTTCATCATGTTATATTTGAGAAGGATGGTGAGGATGAGTTTGGTTACCCTATTGTAAAAAAAGATACTTCCGGAAATCCTATTGTGAAGACTGTAGTTCCTTATGAGGTGCCTTATTTGAAATCAGAAGTAATAGCTATGATTGATCATCTTAAAAATAACCCAAAATGAGAATACCTAAGATAACTTTTACAACCTTTCCTGGCCTATGTGTAGGAGTAGGTTTTCCATGGACTGATTATAGTGATATGTATATTACTATACTGTTTGTAGGTATTCATATTAAATTTAGAAAAAGATGACTATGAGTGAAGATGAATATCAACATAAGGCTTTCTTTGAAAAGAAAAAAGCTGTAACAATAAAGGGTGAAAATATAACAGTTACTTTTATACCTGATCCTTTATTTGATGAATCACAAGAAAAGAAACTCTTCTGTGAAGAGATTAAAACCAACAAAGATGATAAAGCTATTTGATTTACAAAATGGGAAGATTATTCCTACAGAACATTGTTACACTTTAGGATTTCTTAAAGACATTATGGATGCGCATCCTGCACAACATCTAAGCATATACGCGTATCTCTTTTACATGACCTGTCCTAATCCTGAAATTAATCCATACTTTAATATGCCTATTGATGAGAAGGAGTATATTATCTTGCAAGATATTCGCGCAGAATTTAGTCCTGAGGAAGATATGATAATTACAGCATTAGGTAAGTGCACATTGATGTATGAAACCCCTACTGTTAGAGCCTTCAGAGGTATCAGTGCTATGCTAGATAGATTAGCAAGTTACATGGAGAAGACTCCTGTATCTCATGGACGGGATGGAAACATCAACTCCCTGGTGAGTGCTGCTAAGAACTTTGATGGAATCCGTAACTCATTTAAAGGAGCTTATAAAGATCTTCAAGAAGAACAACAAACAAGAACTCGCGGTGGTGGAGAACTAGCTTATGATCAGAAATAATGGATAAATTTTTCTATACAGATATACCCACTTGGGATAATGGTGTTTGGACTACTACCAGTTTTGATACTAGAGAAGAATTTAGAGATCTAGTTTTATCTGTATTTAAAGAACCAGGTAAATATGATTTTGATGAAACATCTTTCATATTTAATGAAGAAGCTGCTAAGTATAACGCGCAAGGATTTTATACACCAGCTCCTGTAAGAAGTAAAGATTATATTACTTATTGGGATGAGATGAATGCGCGATGTAGAAAAGGTGTGATCTTTAAGAATAAGAAGAAGACCTGGTACCTCACGCGTGAGTACTATATGTGGATAAACTTCCTACCTATCAACAACAAAGAAATAAGAAAGTTTGCTTTCCCTGATATACGCGATGCTCAATATCACTTAGCTCTTTATGAGATCTTAGCTGAATTGTTTTATAAGCATGCTGCTATTCTTAAGAAACGGCAGATAGCCTCTTCGTATTTTCATGCAGCTAAACTGATTAACCAGATCTGGTTTGAACAAACTCCTATTCTAAAAATGGGAGCAAGTCTTAAAGCTTATGTACAAGATACTTGGAGATTTTTAGCAGAGTATAGAAACTTCTTAGATGAGAATACAGCTTGGTACCGGCCTATGAATCCAGGTAAGGTTCTTGACTGGCAACAACAAATTGAAACAACTATTCCAGGAACTACAAGAAAAACCTTAAGAGGTTTAAAAGGTGTTATTAAAGGAACATCCTTTGAGCAAGATCCAACAGCCGGTGTAGGTGGACCCTGTACTTATTTCTTTCATGAAGAAGCCGGGATTGCTCCGGACATGATGTTTACTTATGGATACATGAAGCCTGCTTTGAAATCAGGTATGATTACAACTGGTACTTTTATAGCAGCTGGATCCGTGGGTGACTTAGAACAGTGTGAGCCTTTAAGAAAAATGATTCAGACTCCTGAGGCTAATGAGATATTTTATGTTAACTCTAATCTTCTAGATGAGAGAGGGACGGTAGGAAGAACTGGTTTATTTATTCCAGAGCAGTGGTCAATGCCACCTTGTGTAGATAAGTTTGGTAACTCTGAAGTAGAAAAGGCTCTTGTAATGCTTGATGAATATTTTGCTAAAATTAAAAAAGATTTAGCACCTGAGGATTATCAATTAGAAGTATCTCAGCATCCGCGCAATATTGAAGAGGCCTTTGCAACAAGAAGTGTATCCTTATTTCCTAGTCATTTAGTTGCTGCTCAGAAGAGAAGAATTGAAGATAAAGAATACCATACAGAATTTATAGATTTATCTAGGAATGCGCAAGGTGTATGGGTTATAGAAAAAAGTAAAAAGCTTCCTGTATCAAAGTTTCCAGTAGAGAAGAATGCTGAAGATAAAAGTGGTGTAATTGTAATGTATGAAAAACCAGATTTAAAGGCTGAGTGGGGTACATACTATGCATCTATAGATCCCGTGTCACAAGGTAAAACTACAACATCAGAATCCTTATGCTCTATCTTTATTTATAAGATTCCTATTGAAGTAACTAGACAAGATGGTGTAGATGTATCTACATACATAGAACAAGATAAAATTGTAGCCAGCTGGTGTGGAAGATTTGATGATATCAATGAGACTCATAAAAGATTAGAGAACATGATTGAATGGTATAATGCCTGGACCCTTGTTGAGAGCAACGTCCCCGGCTTTATAACTCACATGATCAAGCAAAAAAAACAAAAGTATTTAGTTCCCAAGAGTCAGATTACTTTCAGAAAAGACATTGATAATGTTCAAACTTATCACCAGGAGTATGGATGGAGAAATACTGGAACAATATTCCGGGCCCACATCTTACCTTACCTAATAGACTTTTGTAAAGAAGTTTTAGAAGAAGTAACCACAGATGAAGGTAAGGTAGTTAAAGTAGTTTATGGTATTGAGAGAATTCCTGATAAGATGGTTATGGTTGAGATGCAACAATACAGGGAAGGACTCAATGTAGATAGATTAATTGCACTAGGAGCTCTCATAGCTTTTGCAAAAGTTCAAGAAGCAAATAGAGGTATCAAAAAGAGATTAGATACTACTGATAAAAAAGACTTGTCCAAATCAGAAAATTTATATAAATTTACTAACAATCCCTTCAGGCATATTGGAGGGGGTAGTAAAGTTATGAATGATGCTAAACCAGTCAGAAATCCTTTTAAAAATATAAGATAATATACCATGCAAGTACTCAACGCATTACAAATGAAATCCGGCAAAAAAGCCGAGTATAATAGGATGGGTTCTATTACTCAGCCTTTACAGTTTTTGCCAAGAAAAGACAAAGATCCGGAGTGGGCTGCTTGGAATCTAGACTGGCTTGAGTGGAACGGCCTTAAGCAACTTCGCAGAAATGCAAGAAGGCTTATGAAAAATTATAAGTTAGCTAAAGGAGTAATTGATAGAAATGATTATGTCATAGAGGAAGATAATGAAATGAGAGATCTTGTAGATACTCTTACTAAAGAAGATCCTAGTGTACTTGAGTTAAAGTTCTATCCTATCATTCCTAATATTATAAATGTTCTTACCTCAGAGTTTTCTAAAAGAAATAGTAAAATCACTTTTCAAGCAAAAGATGAGTATTCTTACAATGAACAACTAGAACAAAAAAGATCTCAAGTTGAGAATGTTCTTCTACAACAAGCTGAACAAAAGCTTTTAGCTAAAATGCTTGAGCAAGGTCTTGATGAGAATGATCCTGAAGTTCAGCAACAAATGCAACAACAACTGTCTCCAGAAAACCTTAAAACACTTCCTGAAATACAAAACTTCTTTGATAAAGATTATAGAAGTATGTGTGAACAATGGGCTATGCATCAAACTAAAATTGATGAAGAGCGCTTTAAGATGGATGAATTAGAAGAGCGTGGTTTCCGTGATTCTCTTATTACAGATAGAGAGTTCTGGCATTTTAAGATGATGGAAGATGATTATGATATTGAGTTATGGAATCCTGTGACTACTTTTTATCATAAATCTCCTGAAGCAAGATATATCTCTCAAGGTAATTGGGTTGGTAGAATTGAGATGTTAACTGTTGCTGATGTTATTGATAAGTATGGTTATGCCATGACTCAAGAACAATTGGAATCTATTGAAGCTATTTATCCGGTTAGATCTGCTGGTTATCCTCTACAGGGTTACCAGAATGATGGATCATATTATGATGCTACCAAGTCTCATGAATGGAATACTAATATGCCGTCCTTAGCCTACAGACAGTTTACATCTATGTATGACAACTTTGTGTATAATGGTGGTGATATTATTAATTGGATCATGGCTGAAGGAGAAGACTACGCGCCTATGGGTGCAGCTTTCTTACTCCGTGTAACAACTGCTTATTGGAAATCACAAAGAAAAGTAGGTCACTTAACTAAGATTAGTGATAATGGTGAAGTAGCTACAGATATCATTGGTGAAGATTATATCATCACAGACAAACCTATCTATGATACAACTTTAATAAAAAATAAAAGTAAAGATAATTTAATTTTTGGTGAGCATATAGATTGGATTTGGATTAATCAAACATGGGGTGGTGTAAAGATTGGCCCTAATCATCCAAGCTTTTGGGGTATGAATAATCCAGGAGGAATAAATCCTATGTATTTAGGTATTGATCAAAATAGAATGGGTCCTCTTAAGTTTCAGTTCAAAGGTGAGAATACTCTTTATGGATGTAAACTACCTGTAGAGGGAGCTGTATTCAATGACAGAAATACAAGATCAACTTCTATGGTTGACTTAATGAAGCCTTTCCAGATCGGGTACAATATTGTAAACAATCAGATTGCTGATATCCTTATTGACGAGCTAGGCACAGTAATCATGTTAGATCAGAATGCATTACCTAAGCGCTCATTAGGAGAAGACTGGGGTAAGAACAACTTTGCCAAGGCTTATGTAGCAATGAAGAATTTTCAGATCTTACCTTTAGATACATCTATTGCTAATACAGAAAACTCAATCTCTCAGAATCCTTTCCAGGTAATGAACTTAGAGCAGACTAACCGTATGATGTCTAGGATCCAAATGGCTAATTATTTCAAGCAACAATGTTTTGAAGTAATAGGAATTACACCACAAAGATTAGGTCAACAGATTGGACAAACAGATACAGCCAAAGGCATAGAACAAGCTGTTGCAGGATCTTTTGCTCAAACAGAACCATACTTTATTCAACACTCTGATTACTTGATGCCTCGCGTGCACCAGATGCGCACAGACCTAGCCCAGTATTATCAATCAACTAAACCTTCTATTAGATTACAATACATAACATCTAGTGATGAGAAAGTTAATTTTGAAATGAATGGTACAGATCTTTTATTAAGAGATCTTAATATTTTTGCTACAACTAAGGCTAATCAAAGAGCTATTCTAGAACAAATGAAAAACTTAGCAGTTAGTAATAATACTGCCGGTGCTACTATTTATGATCTAGGAACTATCATGCAAACAGAATCTATGGGTGAGCTTACAAATTCACTTAAAGCTATTGATAGAAAAACTACAGCTCAACGTCAAGAAGAGCAACAGCATGCTCAGCAAATGCAAGAACAAGAAATGCAAACTAGACTTCAAGAGAAGCAAATGCAGCTTGATCATGATATGCAAGAGAAAGAAAAAGATAGAAGAAAAGATATTCTTATTGCAGAGATTAAATCTGCAGGATACGGTGCTATGGAGGATATTAATGCTAATCAACAAAGTGATTATTTAGATGCATTAGGTCAGATTCAAAAGTCAGAACAATTTCAGGAAACAATGGGTCTTCAGAATAGCAAAGAAACTAATAGAATGACCAATGATAGAGAGAAAGCACAAATTGAAAGAGAAAAAATGCAGACTCAAATAAAGTTAAAGCAAACAGATTTGGAGATAGCCAGGGAAAATAAGAATAAATTTGATAATAAAAAGCCTGATACAAAGAAGAAGAAATAGTCTATAGCTATATATTGCAAAATTTTAATATAGGGCTTATAGAATATTTCAAATGTATAAAGTTTAATTAGTTAAATTTGTTACAGTAAATTAAATAAACCAACAACTATGAGTAATAATGAAACAACTACAGTAAATCAACAAGACATAAATCTTGATGACTTACTAGGTACACCGGGTGCAGAGAACATCATGGTGCCTGAAAAGAAAGAAGAGAAACCAGGGATGTTTTCTAGAGCTTCTAAAGTAGATCTTACGTTCCTTGATAAAGCTGATGATTCTTCTTCAGAAGAAGCTGGTGAAAATGCTGATAAAGCTGCACCTAACATCAGTGTAGAAGAGGCTAATAAGACTTTAGATAATCTTATTACTAATCCAGAAGATACTTCTAATAATGAAGAGTCTTCTAAAAAAACAGGAAGACCTACAGGCCTAGTAGAATTAGGTACAAGACTTATTGAAAAAGGTATCTTAACTCCTTTTGAAGGAGAAGAAGATGTAAGTAAATATACTCTTAAAGATTGGGAAGAGTTATTTGAATCTAATGAAAATGCCAAAAAACAAAAGTTTGGTAAAGAAGCTTCTGAAGAATTCTATGAACAACTTCCTGAAGAATTACAAGTAGCAGCACACTATGTTGCTAATGGTGGTAATGACCTAAAGAGCTTATTTAGATCCTTAGCAGCGGTAGAAGAAATTCGCCAGTTAGATACTTCTGATGAATCCAGTCAAGAACAAATTGTTAGAAGCTATTTACATGCTACACAATTTGGTACAGCTGAAGATATTGAAGAGGAAATAGAAGCTTGGAAAGATAGAGATGAATTAGAGGCTAAGGCTAACAAATTCAAACCAAAATTAGATGCTATGCAAGAGCAAATTGTTGCAAGACAATTACAACAACAAGAAGTTAAGCGTAAGCAACAACAACAACAAGCTGCAATATACACAGATTCAATATATAAAACTCTTGAACCTGGTGAGATTAATGGAATTAAGATAGACAAGAAAGTACAGAATATGTTATTTGGCGGTTTAACTCAAGCAAATTATCCTTCAGTATCTGGTAGAAATACAAACTTACTTGGTCACTTATTAGAAAAGTATCAATATGTAGAACCTAATCCTGCTCTGATTAGTGAAGCACTTTGGTTATTAGCTGATCCAGATGGATACAAAGCTAAGCTTAAAGCTGTAGGTGGTAAAGATCAAGTAGAGAAAACAGTGCGTACACTGAAGACAGAACAAAACAATAAAATTACATCTAACTTTCAAGAAGAAGATGACAATGCTAGCAGAAAAAAATCAGGTGGTTCACCAGGTTTAGCAAGACCTTCTGGTAGCTTTTTTGCAAGAAATAAATAACAACAATTAAATATAAATATAAACTAAAAACAAAAACAAAAAATGGCAACTCCAGTATTAAACAATGGTATATTCTTGCGTGACACAAACTACAATGCTAGTTCTCACGTAGATTCATACCACTTAGTAAACATGTTAAAAGATGCAGAACCAATGGACTTAGGTCCGGTAGACATTTGGGCTATGGCTCAAAAAGTTGAAATGCCTCTTTACCAATTATCTTCATTTGGTGGTAAGAATATTATCATGGTTGAAAATGCTCGTGGTGAGTACAAATGGCAAACTCCTGTTAGTCAAGACTTACCATACATCATTGAAGACATTGAACCAGCTAACCTTACTAAAGGTGTTGATGGTACTCCTTTCAAAATTAAAGTTAACAAGCGTGAGTTTGGTCATGGTGATATTATCACTTATGACAAATACAATGGTTGTGAGATGTACATTACTGCAGATGATATCCTACCTATGGGTGATGGTTTTATCTACACTGTACAATTAGTAAACAATGACAACTACAAGTTCCTTGAGAACAAGTATTTAGTATCTCAAACTAAATTATTCCGTAAAGGTTCTGCCCGCGGAGAGTATGGTGAGAGATTCTCTGATATTCAGACTCGCTCTGGATTCCGTGAGTTCTATAACTTCGTAGGAGGTGCAGAAGCTCATGTACATTATTCTATCTCATCTCGTGCTGACTTGATGTTAAAAGGTGGAATGGCTGCAGATGGTACAGTTCCTGTAACTGAGATCTGGAGAAACTTTGATACACAATTAGATCCTGCTATTAGCAAGATTGAAGATGTAGCAAGCAAAATGGGTAAAGATTACTTAAAGCGTGCTATTGGTAATGGTACTTTAACCCGTACTTTCTTAACTACTATGGAAGCAGCTCACTTAACTAAGATTGCTACTGACATCGAGACTTACTTAATGTGGGGTCATGGTGGACGTATTAAGCAAGATGGTCCAGATGACATGCGTTTATCAGTAGGTTTATGGAAGCAATTAGACAACTCTTACAAGCGTGTGTATAACAAAGCTAGCTTTAGCTTAGAATTATTCCGTGCTGAGTTATATAACTTCTATGCAGGACGTGTTGAATTCCAAGGTCCAGATCCTAAGAGACAATTAATTGTTCAAACAGGTATGGGTGGTATGAGATTAGTAAATGAGGCTATCAAGCGTGAGGCAGTAAACACAGGTTTAATGATCAACATGGGTGATGGTAAAAATGGTGGAGGCGGTATTGGAGCTATCACTGGTCAAGGTATGGATCTAAACTTTGGATTCTCTTTCACTAGTTATGTAATTCCTTTCTTAGCTAATGTTAAGTTTGTTCTTAACCCAGCATTTGATAACTTACACACTAATGATATTGAGAACCCAATCATTGATGGAAATCCATTAAGCTCTTATAGCTTTGTGATCTTTGATATCACTGATACAGGAAATGACAACATCTTCATGTTGAAATTATCTTGGGATAATCAATTAAAGTGGTGGTACCAAAATGGTACTATGGATTACATGGGAAGAACTCAAGGGTTCCAATCTAGTGGACAATTCAATGGATACCGTGTTATGATGACTCAAACAATGCCAGCTATCTGGGTAAAAGATCCTACCAAGGTTCTTAAGATTGTAATGAGAAATCCTATCACTGGAGGATCATTCTAATACTTGTGCTTGAGGGAAGATTTTTCATACTTTTCTTCCCTCATATAAGCACCTGCCTGGGGATGCGTCATTAACAGAGCTCGTAACTCTGCCCAGGAACTAATTATTAATATTTAAAAACATATACAATGAAATTATTCAATAACAATCCAGCAAGTACTTTTAAAAATATTAAACAATTTGTAACTTATTTTCAAGGAGATAATAGACTTGGGGCAAGCATACAACAAGTAAATGATGTAATTACAAATTTTAATAGTATACTTTCATATAGAGTATATGATTTGTTAATCTCAATTCCTGGTCCAGTTTTTCAACCAGAAAATTTTCGATTACTTGCTACTGGTGGTAATAATGAAACAGGTTGTACTGTAAGTTGTAATCCAAATTATCAAACATGTTGTGCTGGACAAAGTAAAGAGGATGTAGGCTTTGTTATGGACTCTGTAGTTTATATTGGGGTTGGTGTATACGACTTTACTTTTAAGGCTAATGCAAAGGTTTATCCAACAGGAATAGACCATATAGGATTTTCTTTTACTCCTTTTTCTGATATAGCTCATCAGGTGGCTGTTGAAAGAATAATATCTGGAGGTACTGTTGATCCATTAATTGCCACATACAGAGTTAAAACTTTTAATGCAGCAGTACCTGCAGATAATATTTTAAATAAAACTATAATGGCTACAAAAACCTATTTTATAGGAGTAAATTAAGATCAAATAAATAATATAAACCAACAAAAAAAACCAACATGAGTATCACAATTGTATCCCTAGCTGAGACAGCTAAATCTGGCAGTATATCTGTTAAACCGTTCTTTGACCCCAATAAAGCTAATCTAGGCCTAGAGAAATATGGCTTAGCATTATTTGATGGAGTATTTCATGAAGAGCAACTTGCTTGTATTGAGCGTAATGGTATCAAGAGATACATTACAGGTCTTAATGAGTTTGCCCCAGAGGTTAAACTTATTGCAGACAAAGAAGTACGCGAAGCTAAGATCAGAGAGATCCGTACAATAGTAACACAACTTGAAAGAGAACTTGCTACTAATGTGCTAGATCCTGAGGATCCTGATTTTTGGAATAAAGTTCAATTACTTCAACCAAACAATCATGAGTTCTGGGAAAGAATCTCAATCCGTTGTGGTAATGAGCCGGTGCATTTAGATCCTGCAAAAGATCCTTATGACTTAATTAAGTTATATGCAATTGATGCTGGTGGATTCTCTATTGTATGTAAAAGTTATGATGAGGCCCGCAGTAAAGCTGTTCCACCTAAGTTTTACTTAGACAGATTTATAGATACTGTATCTACTAAAACTGAGATCAGCAAAATCCGTAATAAAGCATTATCTGAGCTTATTAAAATGTTTGATAAAAACCAGAATAAGTTGTTTTATGTATGTAAAGTTGTTGATGGAAATAGTGTTCAATACAAGAAGACTACTCCTAATGATGTTCTATATGACAACATGGATAAATTCATTACAGGAGAAGGTATTGAGACTAACTTAAGAAGAGCTGCTCAGACATTCTTGGATGCATGCGCGCTAGATATGGAGACACTTAAAATTAAGTCAATTGTAAAAGATGCAACTTTTTATAAGTTTATCTCTCCTAAAGCTGACGGGTTTATCTACCACACAGACAGTGCTTCAATGTTAGGTAGAAATGTATCTGATTGTATAGAGTATTTGAAGAATCCATTAAATGATTCTATCTTACTTGATTTAACTAAGAAAGTAGAAAAGTATTGGAGTGTATAATAAAAACTAAAAAATAATATATCATGACTGGACAAATGAAAAACCCAAATGTATGTCCTGTAGTTGTAACAACTCCAGGCGGGCGCGTAGGAGGCACAAATGCTTCTGTAACAGTATTAACTAACCCAACCAAGTATACTGGTGGCTTTAATAAAGCTGCTTGTGATGTACCAACTGGTAAATTAAAAAAATAAGACATGGCAAAAAAACTAGAAAAAGCCCAAGCGGGTAAGATAGTAAAAGCAGTAGCCAAGGGTGCTAAAGGCGCATATAAAAATTATATGAGGAATGTAGACCAGCCTAGAACTAAAGCTTACGTAGCTGCATTAGGTGTTGGAGCAGGTGCTGGTTATGCTGCACTAACACCAACCATCCGGAAAGTTGAAGCTAGAGAAAAAGCTTTAGTACCAATTAAAGAAAAATATGGAAACAATGTAGCAGATTCTACAAGAGCTAAGATGCGAAGGATGGACGATAAAAAAACAGGTGGAGCAACTAAATCTAAAAAGAAATAATTATGAAAGATATCAAAGCTAAAGTGGTTACTAAACCTACAGGTAAAACAGGTGGTACTAATGGTACTGCTAAAGTACAAAAAAGTATTAAAGCTAAACCTTCTGGTAAAGTTAACACTCCACCAAAAGGTGCAGTTCCTGCTGCTAAGTATGGTACTATGATGAAAAAAGGCGGTATGGTTAAATCTAAAAAATCTTGTTAATATGAAAAAGTTAGCTAAAAAACAAACAGGTGGATCTAAAGCTACAATCACTAGCACAACAGGTACTGCAACTAAGAAGATTCGTCCAGTAATTGGAAAAGGTCCTACTAGAGAAAAAAGTATAGCTGATTTACCTCCAGCAAAAAATCCAATGTCTGGTCCATCATCACCAAAACCTTCTAATCTTATACCACGTAAGATGAAGAGTGGTGGATCAACCGGTGCATTTGATAGATATTCTAAAAAGAAATAGTAATGGCAAAAAAATTAGCAAAAGCTCAATTTGGTAAAATAATCAAAGCAGCTGTTAAAACAGTAGCTAAAGAAGCAAAGCCTGTAGTTAAGGCTGTAAAACCTATGCTTGATATTTCAAAAAAAGAAGTAGGTAATGCAGTAGCTTTATCTGAAAGAGCTAGATTAAAAGCACATCTTGAATCTTTATCTAAGAAAAAAATGGGTGGTGCCACTAAAACTAAAAAAAAGAAATAATCATGGCAAAAAAATGTGCAGCTTGTGAAAAAGCTAAAATGAAAAAAATGCAGTCTGGTGGTTCTATAGAGAGTTTTTTAAAATCAAAACCTTCTAAATCAGATAGTGCTAGAGCTGCTGAAAGTAAAAAAGCTATTAATGAATATATGAGTAAAAGCTTTAACAAAGATGTTAAAAATAGTCCTATAAGTAATGCAGCTAAAACTAAGACTATGGCTAAAGGTGGTTCTTTCCCTGATCTTAATAAAGATGGAAAAGTAACTAAAGCTGATATCTTAAAAGGCAGAGGTGTTATTAAAAAAATGGGTGGTCCTACTAAAAAGAAGTAATATGAAAAAACTAGCAAAAGCTCAAATGGGCAAGATTGTTAAATCTGTAGGTAATACACTTCTTAAGAAAAGACCTACAAAACAAGTCTTTGGTGCAGCTGGTGCTATAACTGGTGGTTTAGGAACTGCAGCTGCTATCTCAACATATCAAGCTAAAAAACAATTTGCAGAAAAAGAAAAAAGTCCAGAAGGTATTGCTCAAAAGAAAAAGTATGAAGATTTAAAAAAACAATATCCAAAGTCTTTTAAAAAAAAGATGGGTGGCTCAATTAAAAAGAAATAGTATGAAAAAAACAAGTAAAGCTTTACCTAAAGCACAGTATGGAAAAGTTATAAAAGCTGCTGGTAAAAGAGCTGCAGATGCTATAGTAAGAAAGAAAGAAATGGCTAATGATCTTAAAGCAGCAGCTGCACTAGGAGTAGGAGCAGGAGGATGGATGGCTGTAAATGAAGATGTTAAAAAGAAAAAATTAGGACCATACTCTTCAAATAGCAGTGTTAACAAAACTCAAACAGACTCTCTTAGTAAAGCAAAGAAAAAAGTAGGTGGTGCTATTAAAAGTAAAAAGAAATAGTAATGGCTGAAAAAAAGGATAAGAATTGGATACAAAAAGCAGTTAATCCTGCACATAAAGGATACTGCACTCCAATGACTAAAGCTACTTGTACTCCTAAAAGGAAAGCATTAGCTATGACTTTTAAGAAAATGGCAGCTGCTAGAAAAAAGAAATAATATGGCAAAGCAGATGATCAAAAGAAAAGATGGTAGTGTATCTCAAAGAGGTCTTTGGGATAACATCAGAGCTAACAAAGGTTCTGGTAAAGCACCTACCAAAGAAATGCTTAAACAAGAAAAAAAGATTAAAGCTAAAACTAAGAAATAATGGCAAAGACTGCAGCTTGGACCAGAAAAGAAGGTAAGAATCCTTCTGGAGGATTAAATAAAAAAGGTGTTGCTTCTTATAGAGCAGCTAATCCTGGTAGTAAACTTCAAACAGCTGTTACTACTAAACCATCTAAACTTGATCCGGATAGCAAAGATGCTAAAAGGAGAAAGTCATTTTGTGCAAGAATGTCTGGTGTTAAAGGACCTATGAAAGATGAAAAAGGAAGACCTACTAGAAAAGCTCTTTCTTTAAAAAAGTGGAACTGTTAAAATAATATACTATGAAAAAAACAACTAACTCAAATCCATTAAAGTACTTTAATGATGAGAAGGCTAAAAAAGTAGCTAAGCTTACTAAGGCTCAAGATGGGATGAACTATACTCGTAAATATGTATCTAATGTATTTGACAATGACCAATCTTTTTTAAATAGTACTAAAGAGGCACCTAAGAAATTTAATATTGTAAAAAACATTAAAGAAAAAATTAATGAGTATAAAGAAGATAAAGCCAATAGAGATGCTTATAAAAATAGACCAAGATTTACAGCTACATCTGTATTGGTTCCAATACCTGAATCCTATACAAATACAAAAGCTGTGTCTGATACTTCTTCTACTAAAAAAGTTAATACTACCCCTACTAAAAAAGTAGAAACAAAAGGTCCTAAAGGAGTAATTCCAGGAACTAGTACAAGTAAAAGTACTTATACAGATAAAGATAGTAAACCTGTTTATACAGATACTTCTAGACCTAATGAATACTTTACTATGACAAAAACAAAAGCTGGTCAGGATAGTTTAGCTCCATACAATTCTCAAATGGGATTATATGGTGAAGTAAGAAAAAAATCAGGTGGTCAAACTAAATCTAAAAAGAAGAAATAATGGGAAAATATAAATTACCAAGCTATCCTAACAGTGAAAACCAGGATGCAAAGAATAACAAGATTATGGAGCAATTCCGTAAGTTTAAAGAACAAGGTAACCGCGTAGAGGCTGTTAGTGTATTCAACTTAGACAACATGCCTCCAACTGTAGTTCCTGATTTTAAAAAACCTAAGAAAAAATAATGTTAGCTAGCACTATACTTTTAAAGGTTCAAGAAAGACTTAATAAGCTTGCAAGTAATGACTATGATAATATTCAGAACTGGCAAATTGTTGAAGCTTTTAATAAGGGTCAAGTAGATTGGTGCCGTAGAAACCTTCATGGTTTAAATATTGTTAAAGAAGGTGATGAGCAATCTACTCGTAGAATAGATGACTTGCAAGTACTGCTTGTTAATACTATTTTAAATATGAATAACAAACAAACCTATTATGAAAGTGTGACCTTTCCTACTGATTATTTACAGTGGAAAAGAGTATCTGCAGGCGCTACTAGTGAATGTTGTCCAGATCCTAAACCTATTGTTATATACTTAGCTGAGGTTGCCAATGTGGATGAGCTTCTTAGAGATTTTAATAAGCGCCCAGACTTTGAGTTTGGTGAAACTTTTGCTACCTTATCTAACAATAATTTAAAGATCTATACTAATGGTTTATTTAAACCGGTTAATGTAACTTTATATTATTATAGACAACCTGTAAGAATGCAGATTGCTGGAGTAGAAGATCCTTACACAGGACTTATCCCTACAGTAACAGTTAATCCTGAATTTAAGGATGACTTAGTAGAGGTGTTTGTAGATGAAGCGGTTAAGATCCTTGCCGGTGATATTGAGTCTATGACTCAGTACCAAAGAATGAGTCAATCAACAGAAGAAAATAACTAATCATGGAAGAAACACAATCTAGATTTTTAAAAAGAACTCCTGAAAAAATACAAGGAATCAGTAGACCAAAACCTGAACCGGTAAAAGCAAATCCTGCACCAAATACTGGAGCAGGTGGAAGTTCTGTGGATAATATGGTATCAGCATGTGCCTCAGAACTCATGAATGCTAGAACTAGTTTTCATAAACTTCATTTAAAGATTAAAGGTGATGGTTCTTATGCAGCTCATACTGCTCTAAATGCTTTCTACGATGAACTACCTGATCAAACAGACACTCTTATTGAAGGCTACCAAGGAGCTGCTGAAAAACTATTAAGTTATACAGAAACTACTCCTAGAATACTAGATACAGTTTCAGATGCTGTAGCTTATTTAAGAGATTTGTCAGCTATTATCACAAAACTACAAGGAATGCTGCCTTACTCAGAAATTGTTAACAACTTAGATCTAGTTAAAGACTCTATTAATTCAACTAAATATAAATTACTTTTCTTAAAATAATTTGCATATAATAAAACTAATTAATACATTTACTACTTATTTATTTATAAACTAAAAAACAAAAAAAAACATGGCTTATTTTAATCATGCCTTCACCAAGATGTTTCTTGGAACAGGCGCAACTCGCGATCTTGTGAGCACAGGTGCAGCTGCTTCAGCAATAGTACCTTACAATCCTTATTCAACAGGTGGTATGATAACTACAATTGGAACACCAACTGTTGCATTAGCAAACTTACCTGTCTATCCTAACAATCCTCACACAGGTTATTTTGGATTTTTTGATCCTAAAACTTACTTGTCAATTAACACAGGTCTTACTAATTATGATTGCTGTCCAATTATATTAGCTAGTTCTTCTGTATTACAGAATGACAAAATTGGTCCTTTCCATGGTGGTTATCAAGAGACTAACAAGTCTAAAATGATCAATCCTAAGTATGTTCAAAAAACATACCGTGTAGATTCATGTGTACCTAAACAAGCAATAGTATCTATTGGTAACACTCCAACAACAGGTACAGGTATTATTACTTTTGCTGGATTAGTTGGTGGTACTGGTTACGCTAATGGTACTTATGTAGTGAATGTTACAGGTGGTACAGGAGTTGGTGCTAAATTTACTATAACTGTAGCTGCTGGTATTGTTACTGGTGCTGTATTATATAATGCAGGTACAGGATACACTGTTGCTGATGTTCTTACTTTAGTTGGTGGAAACAATGATGCTACAGTAACTGTTGCTTCAGTTTCTACAGGACCTGCTTTAAATCCAAATGGATTCCAAGGCGGAACTACAGATGCACAATGCTGCTTCCAGTTCTTATGTGGTGAGACTTATTACTTACGTATTGATGTTAAAGGTTCTCCTGCATTACGTGCTTTAAATCACAATGCTTACCAAACTCTTGATGCTTATACAGGATGTTGTGCTGGTCCTACACCTACTGTTGTAGATTCGACTTTAGTGATGATCTCTTGGGCTGAAAAAGTACTTATTAATAACTACTTAAAACCGTTTATATTACCTGTTGTATTTGATGAATTAGGTGTTGCTTGGTATGCTCCAGGAACAACTGTTGATCCTATTACAAATGCTGCTGTATTACCAGCTCAGTGGTGGACTGCTTATGTATCTCCGGGTCATACTGCTGGTCAATGTGCAGGTCTTCGTTTATTTGGTGCCTTTGTTGGTACTGTATTTGGAGATTGTACTTTTCAAATCACTGACTTTTTTGAGAAAGAGCCTGTTAAAATTATTGCTTCAATGGTTGATTATACTGGAGATCCTTGTGTATTTGAAGGCATCTGTGTGTACAATGACTGTTTAGGTTTACAAGGTATGGGCTTTGGTGACCAAGTTGTAAAAGACTTAATCTTAGCTGAATCATACTTACAAAACTTCTTTGCTAACAATGATCTACGTATCCGTGAGATTACTCAAGGTTATGACATGACAAGTGCTATTAACCGTAATGCATTATACACAAGATATTTCTTGTTGCATAGTGTTCCACGTTGGAATAACCCAACTGGTGTGTTTGATGCAGACCGTTACATGTTAGAGATTATTACTACTGCGCCTAATGCAGCTTTAAATCAATTCTTAACAAACTGGTTAACATCATGTGCTGATTGTGTTGAATTTGAAGCAAATACTTGCACACCTTGTGTACCAGTAAATAACTAAGAATTTATTAACCTATAAAGATTAAAGGGAGGTTGCTTTGCTTCCTCCCTTTTTTTCTTTTATATTTGTAAGATTATGGCTAGACACGTATTAAGTTTGGAAATTCCAGACACTCTCAATAAATGTATTTTTAGAATAGTAGATACTAGTGTATATGCACCTGATGTAGAAGTTACTTGTCCTTTATTGCAGATAACGCTTCCGGGATTTATACATCCTGTAAATATTGCACCTCCTCAAATTAATCCAGGATTTAATGCTAATCTAACAGCATGTGATTTAGGTATTCAAAGTGCAGATTGTGGTACAACTTTTTATGACATTCCTGATGGAATATATATTGTAAAATATAGTGTTGAACCAAAAGATCTTGTGTATGTAGAATACAATCATTTAAGAATGACTTGTGCTTTAAACAAGGTTAGACAGATCTATTGTGAATTAGATATGGGGGCTTGTTTGCCTTCAGAAACTATAATGCTTAAGTTACAAAAAATAAGATTAATACAACAACAATTACAAGCTGCTAAAGCATATGTAGAAGATTGCCATAACCCAAAAGGAGGAATGGAACTATATAAATATGCAGTAAGTCAGCTAGATAAATTATCATGCGGAGCAGTCTGCAAAACTTGTTAAACCAATAAAACCAACATAAAATGAGTGCATGTTTAAATTGTGGAGTATCCATGGGATGTAGTTGTCAAAGAAGAGTTGCTAGTGATGGCAAATCTGTATGTGGAACTTGTATAGCAGAATATGAAAAAAAAATAAAGGGCACCGCTGTCCAAAAACCAACTAATAGCACAGCACCAACTAATGTAAATGTATTTTATAAAGCACCTTAAATAATTAAAACAAATGGCATGCTATAAACTCTCCTCATGTACAGCAGGTAATACAACAATACTTTGGTCTAATGATCCTGGTTTTGCAGGATTAGTTGGACAAACAATTCAACTTACACCTTATTCTGGTATATGTCTTACTGTAGAGTTAATAGAAACACCATGTATTTGTCAACCAAATAGTCCTGATGTCAATGCAACTCAGGCCTCATCTTGTGAATGCACCAGTCCTAATGATTGTTATAAATTAACAGAGTGTAATGATTCAATACCTCCTATCTATGTAAGTAACAATCTTAATCCTTATATAGGATTATCTATTGCAGTAGAAGAATATCCAGGTTATTGTTTTAATGTAACTGGTGTTGAGGATCCAGCAGAGTGTGAGGCTAACTTACCTAATATTCAAGTTACATGTGTTAATCTATGTACTTGTGATCTTTTTTGTTACGAGCTTACTAACTGTTTAGTTGCTGATACAATTATAGTTCATACATCTTTAACTCTTACTTTAAATACAGTTATTGCAATAACTCCTGCTGTAATTGCGCCTGGTGGAAATAACTGCTGGACAGTAACAGATCTTTATGTTCAGCCTTGTGATATTAGTACAGGAGTACTTGTAACCAGTATCATCCCTTACGGAGTAAGTGGTTGCGCTGCTTGTGGAATACCTCTGCCTTGTTATACATTAGCTGATTGTTCTGGTAATATATTACCTTTTAATACAAATTCTAACTTGGCTGCCTATATAGGACAAGCTGTTCATTTAACTGAATATGGAGGTTGTGCAGGTCCTTGCTTTTTAGTAAGTCTTAATGCCGGACCTTGTCCAGTTGTTGAACCAGCAACGGTTACTCTAGGTTGTGTACTTTGTCCACCTTGTAATCAAACATGTTATAAATTAATTGATTGTGAAACTAGAATTCAATATGCTATACTATCAAGTCCTACAGCAAACGGAGTTGACTTAAGCTTACTTGTTGGTCAAAGTATTGGCAAAGTATGTCTTAGTCCAGAACCTGTAGAATGTACTACTGGTTGTTGGGAAGTACAAATTTCAAATACTTGTGGAGGTGCTATATCAGCTTATGTATATAATATTTATGATGATTGCAATGCTTGTACAAATAGTTGTTATGTTTTTCAAAATTGTCAGACGGGTGCGCTAGGTCCTATAATTAAGTATACAGTTCCTAATCCTAATGGTTTACCTAATCCTAGTACTTTAACAGGAGCAGTAGGTTCTTTATGTTTTACGGCTCCTACTGGATGTCTTACAGGTTGTTATCAATTATTACCACAACCAGGTGCTTCTTGTGTAGGTAGTATTGATTGGTCAACGGCTGTAAGTTATACACCATATAATGATTGCTTTAGCTGTTTACCAAAGTGTTATCTACTTACAGAATGTGCTCCCGCAATTTCAGTACCTATAGTAGTAAATAATGATCTTAGTCTGTATGTAGGACAAGTAGCTAAAATATGTGATTCATTAGGAGAATGTCATTGTTATAATGTAGAAATTTCACAGAGTTGTAATGGAGCTATCACTATTGATAATGCTAGTGCTAGTTTTACAACTTGTGAAGAATGTAATTCATGCGAGTGTCCTCCAGGCTATACTAAAGTAGGAGAGTTTTGTCAGAAGATAACAAGTATTCCAGCTGTAGCAAATCCTGTAATATATTCAACAGGTCCTGGTAGTTTAAATACTGCCTTCTATGGAATACTAGGAACAAACTTTTATGGTAATATTTCAGCTTTACCTTTTCCATTAACTGCAGTTACCGGCCCAGATCGTTTTCAAGATGCTTCTGCTACAAATGTAGTAGCTGTAAATAATATTATTGGTGTATGGGGTCCTGGTGCAGCATCAAGATTAAACTCTGTTGGTGTATGGACTACAGTTAATCCTAATCCTTTATCACAATGGATTGGTTTTACAGAATGCATTACTATCCCAACTACTGGTATTTATTGTATAGGTATTGGTGGCGATGATGCTGTAAGAATAAAAATTGATGGTGTATTGGTTGCTATAGCTAACATAGGCTTATTTGATTTTCGATACTGGCATGTATTTGAAATCAGTCTTACTGCAGGAACTCACATAATCACCTTAGAAGGTTATAATACCGCAGGTAATACAGCTTTTGCTGCAGAAATATATAATGTAACTTCAGCAACTCTTCAAACTTATACTACATCTGTTCAGGTACAGTTAGCTACAATATTTAGTACTTTTCCTAAAAGAATAAGTGGTACTTTTCAAACAGGTGAAACCTCTGGTTATTCATGTCCTCCCGGTTATGCTCTTAATTCATGCGGTGATAAACTTGTTTGTAGTTTAATTGAAACCATTCCTTATGTAGAATGCGCGGCTACTTATTTAGTAACAAGTTGTGAACCAGGTGTAGAACCTTTTTTAACTAATACTGACTTATCCGCGTATATAGGATCAACCTATAAAGCTTGTATAACCAATCCTACATATTCTACAACTTGTTTTATTTTAAAAGATTGTAATAGATTAGTTTCTGATATTGTTACTAATACTAATCTAACAAGCAGCTTATGGCAAATAATTAAGGTTGATGGTTATCCAGGATCTTGTTTTATTGTAACAGGTGTTCCTGTAGGAAATCCTTGCATTGCTCCTATCCCTGTAGTAGCTTCATCACCTGTTGAAGGTTCTTGTAATTGTCCAGGAGCTCAAGTTCCTTGGCCAAATGGTTGTTATTGTGTAACTGTAGAAGAAGTTGCTTCAGAAGTTGCTATAAATTTTTTAGGAGTTTTTACAACAGAATATGTAGCATGCGAAGATTGTTTACAAGTTTGTTATGTTCTTACTGATTGTAATGATGCTTTAGATCCTGTTACTGTTTGTAATGATTTAGAAAATTATATAGGACAAGTTATTAAAATAGAAGGTTGTGGTGATATTTGCTGGCAAGTATCTCTTGCATTAAATTGTGATTCTAATTTAGCTATACCAGGCAAGATAACGCTTTATGAAGATTGTGAAGCTTGTCTTCCTCCTCTTCCGCCAGTTCCACCACCTTATGATTTACATTTAAGAAAAATTAAACCAGGTTGGAAGAGTCCTAATAGTTGTTATACTTTAGATTATATAGAAAGAATTAACTGTACTTTTGGACAGCAAATTTATAATGAAATGCTTGTTGCAAGATATGGTATAACCGTATGTTGTGATGAGGATGTCAATAAGTGGGATATTAAGAAACAAATGTTAGATCTTGATATGCTTAAAGATCCTAATCTTTGTAAGTCAACTTTATGCTGTTGTCCTGCTCCTTGTTTTATAGAAGCTTTTGTAACAGTGCTTCCTTTCTGTGGAGTTCCTAATATAGTATCTGTAGTTTTTAATCTACCTTGTCCTGCGCCTGTATTAATTGATGTGGAAATTGAGGTACTTAGTGAACCTGCTGCATGTCGTTGCTTTTCTGTAGAAGTATTAGATGAACCGGTTAGTATTAGTTATATTGATTGTTGCTGTGTAGTTCAAACACAAGTAATAGATGCAGTAGGTATTTATCCTATATGTTCTTCTACAGCGCCTGTATCAATAAATAATCCATCAAGTATTGTTGTTACTGACAGTGGTTTATGCGGTGTATCTCCTTTATGTACACCTCCACCTTTTCAAGTATGTTCATGTTGGTCAATCTATAATCCAACAGTTGCAACTTTAGGATTTAGTATTGCTGCTATTTGCCCAGCTGGTCCAGATCCTGTAGAACAAGCAGGAACAATTGCTCCTCTAGTAACTATATATAATTGTTCTGTTGCACCTCCTGTAGTTGCTAATGGTTTAATAGTTACAAATACAGGACCTTGTAGTGATTACTGTGGTCCTATTCCTGCTGTATGTGTATGTTATTTACTACATGCTACTGAATCTTGTGCTTATACTTATCCTGATTGTAATGGTCGGCCAGCAAGTGGAACTTTAGTAATTGGTGATAATTATATATGTGCTTATAGTATGCCTCTATTAGATCCAGCTTGTGCAGATTTTGTTACAATAGCTGCTACAGCAAATGTTTGTGTTGATGGTCAATGTGGACCACCTTGTATATGTTATGTAGTAACAGTACCGTCTGATGGTAATCAGCATTTTATTACCATAACAGATTGTTTAGGTAATCTTATTATTAATACACCATATTTTGGAGGTACATATTATATTTGTTCTCAAAATAGTATTTTAAGTGATCCAAACGTGTCTTATTCACCTACATCATTTGGATGTGGGCCAGGTCAATGTGTAGAACCATAGATGATTAATTAAAATAATAAAATAATAAGTATATTTAACAATAAATAAAATATGAAACCTTTAAACATAGATAAGACCGGATGTAGTAATATATCATCTAACTGCGTAACATGGCAGGGGCCAGATATTGAATGTATAAATTTATGTAAGGGAGATTCCGTTACAGAAGTTGTATACAAAATGGCTTTAGAGCTGTGTAAATTGATGGATACCTTTGATTTAACAAATTATGATTTAAAATGCTTTTCAAGTGGAGTATGTCAACCACAAGATTTTAAAGATTTTATCAACATACTTATTAACAAAGTATGTCTTATACAAACCTGTTCTGGTTGTGCAGATCCTTGTTCACCAACACCTGTAGTAGTTACTGCTCAGTCTGTTCTTGGAAGTTCTGATTCTCAGTATGTGCCTATTGCTAAAGAGTTTCAGTATACTAATAGTTTAGGTGATCTAGTTACTACTATGTTAGTTAGTGATTATGTTCAAGCTATTGGAAATAAAGTATCTATTTTAGTTAATTCTACAACTGCAATACAAGAACAGTTGTTAGATCATACTTTAAGAATACAAGCTTTGGAAGATGCGCCAGCTCCAGTATTTACATTACCTCTTATTACAAATAGTGATGGAGATCAAATGTCTTTATCAGAAGCTACTCAAAATCTTCAAACTGCTTTTTATCAGTTAGAAACTGCTACAGGAACACCAAATGAAATTTATACTAACATTGCTAAGCAATCAGGCAGTCTTAATACAGCTGCTAGTTTATCTGTACCAAATGCTACTATGGCATCTTTACCAGGATGGAATACTACTGTTGTAAATCAAGCTGATAGTGTTGGTAATATTTGGCAAACTGTTCTTGATATGCGTCTTGCTTTACAGAACTTAATAACTAATTATATTCCTAGCGAGTGTAGATCAATTTCTATAAGTCTTATTGCAACATATGCTACTGATACAATAACTTTGTTTATGACAGGAGTTATTCCTTCAAGCTTTACAAATACTATACCTGGCGGTACACCTTTTACAATAACTGATATGTACGGTAATGTATTAGTTGTTAATATTAATATACCTACTGTTATAAATAATCCAGAAGGTTTTGCTATTTCTATTACAGGAACAAGAATTAATCCAGCAGGTAATTTAGCTATTACAGCTGAACCTAGTTTTACAAATAATACATCAGGATCTGAATGCAAATCAATTCTTCAATATCTTATAAGTAATCAAGCATCTTGTCCTGCAGTTACCTATGTACCTACAAGCACAAGTATTGAGTTTTCATTTCTTACAGATACCGGTAACAAGATTTACACTGCTGAATTATGGGCTCCAGGAGCTGTAGCACCTACTAGTAGTCAATCATTTACTTCGACAGCTGTTGGTACAATAACTAGTGTATTTGCAACATTAACTGCAAATACAGCTTACAGACTTAGAATATTAATAAATATAAATGGTATAATCACAACTTGTCCATTTACTGCAGTAAATACATTAATTTAAAATAAAAAGAAATGACTACTAATTGTTCAAAATGTGGAACTTGTGATTGTGATTGTATACCTCAGGGTCTTACAACACCTAACTATTGTCCATCAGATCTACCACCTTGCCCAGATCCTAGTCCATGTAATGAGACTTTTGATAGCAAGTGTGTTATATATACAGGAGAAGATATTCCTTGTTTTAGTATTGAAACAGGAAATACTGTAGAAGAGGTTATAACAAATATGACTTCTCTATTACAACCTTTATTGTGTTTAAATTGTACTATAATAAATATCCCGGCTAATGATGCTTTACAAGTACCGGTCAATCAAATCATGAGTTGGAATATTGTTCCTGGTGCTACATATTATGATGTGTATTTTGGAACAAATCCTACTACTCCTCCTTTGGTGGCTGCCGGCCAAATTAGCACTGCCTATACACATCCTTATCCTTTAGTTCCCAATACAGATTATTATTGGAAAGTGATACCAGGAAATAATGCAGGCAGTGTAAATGCTTGCCCTATTTACCATTTTAAGACTAAGGAATTACTTTGTGTAAATCCTTTATCTTATATGCTTGATTATGTTATGAGTGAACAACCATCAGGTAATGTACTAAATGTAGAAACTCTTGTTGAATCAATAAATGAGTTTCTTGACAATGGTGAGTTAATAACTAATTGTAATTTCTGTTGCCCTGATTGTACAGATACTCATAGATATGTATTAGCATCTGCTCCGGTATTTGCTACATATTATAATGATTTTTATGATATTAATACTTGTCCTCCTGTATGTTGTATTGAAGTAGATGCATCATTAACAGCTCTTACTACTGTACTTGCTCCAGGATCACCTACATTAGCTGCTGCTTTTAAAGCTGTACCTCCTCCAACTAATTGTTGTGGAACTAATTTTAGTGAATGTAGTGAAAGCTTAAAAATAGCATTAGGCACATCACGCGATGCAATCTTTAAAATACTAGGTGTAGTAGAAGAATCTACAATCAACCTTAGTACAGAACTTTGTATTCTTGCAACTTTCTTAAATGGATTACCTACAGCTGTTACACCTTTACAAAAAGCATTAATCATTGCTGCAATTCTTAATAAAGGTTTTGTTGTAGATTGCCGTCCAGAAGGTACAATCATATCAGGATTATTAAAATATAAAGAATATGTAGTTGCCGCAGAAGATGGCTGTCTATGTTATATACCATGTGTAATATCTTAAACTAATAAATATGTTAACACCAGCAACAATAACAGTAAATTTCACAGCCAATTATGCAGGCGCGCATAGAATATGTTGGAGACAATGTAATGTAGGTTCTTATGTATGTACTAATGTAGTATCATGTGTAGGAGGCGGCAATGTGTGTAGTGCTACTATTTCTATAATGGTAGATCCAGAAAGTTGTACACCAATATGCTTTGAGGGATATATTCAAGCAACTTGTAATCCTGAGAATTCTTCTGTAGGCCAAGTACCTTGGTCAACTACTTTTACACCAACTCCAACTTGTAGTATGTATTCTATTACTTGTACAAGTCCTCCACTTAATCAACCTTGTGGAGTAATTCCTGCAGCTACAATGGGTTTAGATTGTAATGGTACACCAAGACCAGAGGTAGGACCTATTACTGCTGCTACTTCTGTATATGTATGTGCTACTGGATTAATTCCAAATCTTCCTTTAGGTTATGAGATGACACTTTTTGATGGATGTTGTACTGATTGTGAACAATACACTATTACAATTATGCCTGGTATTATGCCTAGTGAATTAGATGGATCTTCTATTTATTACATAGATTGTGCAACAAAAGAACTTATCAGAATAGACTTAACAGGTAGTGTGTCTTATACTTTAACAGCTTGTATGGTTACCGGATCTATTAATCTGTATTTAACTCCGACTGTTAGTGGTATAATTACACAAGGTATACCTTGTCCATAATATTAAAATGTCATGATTTGTTGGTTCAACATGACTAATAGGTGAGAACCCCGGTTAAATTATACTGGGGTTTTTGCTACTTGAAAAAAAAGATGTAAATTTAGCTATGATAAAAGAGTTTAAAAAGCCAGACTTAACCGCTCCAAGATGTAGACCCGGAGCACATAAAATAGTGAATGCTAGCTTTTTAAAAGAGTTTAAAGAAAAGCATCCTCAATATAAAGACTTAACTAATCATGAGATTAATCTTATTCTATCTACTTTTCATGGAAAGTTGTGGGATCATACTCTTCTTAATAGAGATGGTATAGAGCTATTAGAAGGATTGGGTTATATATTTATTGGAACTTGTTTTTCAGCTAAAAAATTTAATATTGATGTAGCTAATTCTATAAAGAATAAGTTTAAAACTAGACATAACAATTTTGAATCTGATAATTATTTAGCAAAAATATTTTATACAAATTTTTCTACTAAGTATAGATTTAAAAATAGAGAGATGTGGACTTTTAAAGCAACAAGAGATTTTAAAAGAAGTGTAGCTAAAGTATATCCTGTAAACTGGAAACTTTATGTACAAGTTGAGAGCGGAAAAAATATTGCTAACTACATGAAAAGAGCTAGAAAGAATGATTACTTTAGAAAGATTGGAGAAACTTTTATAGCTGATTCTTCATATAATGAATTTGATTTAAACTAGTATACAATGACAACAATAGGTGAAGCTATCTCAAGAGTTCGTAATACAATCAAAGGTGTAAAAGAAGATGCCTTTCTTACAGATAGATTTATATACAGTCTTCTTATTAAACATGCTAATTATATTGTCCGCAAGTTGGACAATGAGAATAAGATCATGCGTATCCAAAGCTTATTTGAGAAAATACCTTGTGTAGATCTTATTGAAGTAAGTACTATTGACGCGTGTTGTGCAGGTGTGAAAACCAACTGTACTATAATGAGAACTAAAGAACATATACCAGAACCTATGGAAGGATCTGAAGGACCATTAATTAGAACAGTTACTTCTTTAGATGGTTCTATTATCATGAATAATACAAATCCAAGTACTTATGTATACATGACTGGCCAACCTACTTTCAAATATAATAAAACTAAGTACTACTGGTATCTAGAAGGACATTTATATTTTCCAAATATTGAGTGGGAAGGTGTAAGAGTAGATGGTATATTTACATCATCTACAAAGAAGTTTCACTGTGATCAAGATCCGTGTGCACCAAGACAGGATGATAGATTAGCAGTTCCAGAATTTATATTTGCTGAAGTAGAACAATTAGTTTTGAAAGATCTTGCATTTATGTTGCAAACACCAACAGAGACACAAGACGATAAAATGAATCCTTTAAGATCTTAAATCCATGAGTTATAACTATACCCTTAGATACAGAACATTTGACCAGCTTCTTGATGCTGCCAGAATAGATCTTACTCAATATGATTTAACTAATTATATTGAACCTCAGCAATTGATTAAAGTTGCTAAAAGAGTTAACTATGATCTTGGATTAAGAATCATGGGTACAAAAGAAACTTTATTAGAAGTAAAAAAAGGAAAAGTAAGATTACCCACAGACTTTTATGTATTGAATTATGCATTAGTTTGTGATAATGTAACTGTGCACGAGCCCGTAA